GTTGAACCCGATTGTACCCAAGAAAGCTACACGGTTAAGGCCAGCAGCAAGTTTATCGGGTGGTGGGTTTTTAGCAAATTGAGCACGTAAAGCTAATTCTTCAAAAATTCTCTTAGCCCCCATTGAGCCTTCATTGCTTGCGTCAGACAGAGCTTGGTATTCGTTTTTAAGCTCTGCCATTACATCATCAATATTTTGCGAATACCGCATACGTTCTGTCTGTGAAGCGAGATTATAAGCCTTGAACCGAAATGCTGATTCGGCGTCTTTGTCAAATCCTAATTTTCCTTTACCTTGATTACCGCGACTTACCATACCTTTAGCAAAAGAAGATTCAGGCAACGCGTTCAAAAACAGCTCCATAAATTGATTTTGAACGGAAGGATCTACATTTCTCAATAATTCCATTGTTGAATTTACAAAGGAAGCGCTAGGCGCGTTACCTCTAGCCTTTTCAGCAGCTTCTTGTATGTTTTCGTACATACGCACGTCACCAACAATGTCAGGATTACCTGCGAGAGATGCCCTAAATTGTTTTCTTTCGTAAGCGGTTTTGAACGCCATATAGACAGGTTCGGTAGTTACAGTCCCGTCTGCGGCTGTGACCTTCGTATTAAATTCTAACCACAGATCACCTTGACGTGTCAGCGGGAAGTATGGCTCGATACGACCCTTCGCAAATATCTTGTCAAAAACATCTTTTTTAAGTTTTTCTTTAGCTTTTGAATCTAATGGTTTGCCGTCAGCATCTTTAAGATTACTTATTCTGGTGTTTATAACACTTAATAATTCGTTAAATTGTCTTTTATAACTATCACGAAGTTCTATATACGTTTCTCTACCGCCTTTACCTACAATCTTAACGTCTTTCTGCATGGCATCCCACGCGGCGAGCTTCTCGGCATCTTTCTTGTATTTATCGCGTGGTTGATAAGGGTCTACCTGTTCGGTAGTGCTATCGTAAACAAGATTATTGAACGACTCTCTTTGCGCATCTGTAGTAGATTTAGCTTTTAACCAATTTTTTAAAGATAAATAAGTAGCATCTACGCGAGCTTCAGCCCTAGACTGTTCGCCAACCATTCTTTTAACCGCATCGTGGAGTTTATGAGCAGATTTAAGCCCGTATCGTTGCGCTACATCACCTAACGCTTGTAATGGCGCAGTTGCAAGAAGTACTTTAGCACCTATACGTTTCATTGGGTTGTTACTACTAAAAAACTCGTGAACACTATTAACCCAATCTCTTCTATACGCAGGGCTAAGTTTAGGAAACGCTTTTGCAGCTTTATTAAGACCGTCTATATATTCTGAAGGTTTTTTAAGGAAAAGAATACCAGAATTACGAGAAGCAGGGGCGGGGGCGAGCATGGCTTCAATAAACGTATCAGCTTGGTTCAATGCCGAATTTATCGGTTTGGTCTTCATCCCCAACATACGCCGTACAAAGTTACCAACTGTATTGAAGAACCTTTGCAGCGCCGATACAGGCGAACCATCAGGATTAATGGCTGCAAGTGTTTGTTGGAACTCTGGATTACCAAAGGCTTCAGCAACGAACTCATCTTTAACGTCGTCAAATAGTTTCTGTAGCTGTTTGGTAACAGGGTGTGACTTGTTACTAAGTGTATCAGAAGTTAGCGCGTGAGTGGTTTCATGTAAGATCGTGTGCGGGTTGATACCAGTTACTGCGTCAATTTTAATGGTATTGGTCTTGGGATCAAACAAACCAGCAGCAGGTTTACCCGCTGCATCGGTTAGGTTCTCTACGATCTCTACCTTGGTATCACCTAACTTCTGCGCTAATTTACGTGCTACTTGAGAGACACGTCTACTTGGTGATGTAATGGCAACGGTCTGCAGTGCTTCTCTTAACTTGTTAGAACGAAGTAGGTTATTGATTGCCGGGTGAGCTGGTAGGTCAAGACCAGCGACTTGATCTGACTCCAAAAGCAAGTCTTTTAGATCGCCTTCAGTAAGTGTATCTTCAATATTAACTTCGTTTAGGTAGTCCAGATTTTCATTTAACTCTTCTTTAATATGTTGTTCCATTTGTTTTTTGTCTTCTGCAAGATAAGCATCAGACATTTTAGAACGGCGCGGCCCTACTTCAGCAACAACATCTACGTCAGCATCAGGGTCTAATTCCTTGCGAGCTACGGCTATTTTTTCTGCCGCTATAAAACTATCCATAGATTTAACAGTGGCTGGATCTAGGTTTGCCCGTATCCATGATATCGCCCTGTTTGCGTTGGTACGGCCTTTATTCGCAAAATATGTGTTTTCTGCTTCTGTGTAGGCTTCTTTGTCTGTTCTGAATTGAGTATCAGCAAATATAGATTCGTGAGCTATCTCTTCTATAGCCTCTATGGGGTCTTCTTTTCTGCCGAAATAGATTCTTGCTGCCGCTTTGTCTTTGTCTGCTTTAGTTTCCCCCCGTTGTTCTGCACGGGTGCGTTTAGATCTAACGAGTGCATCTACCTTGGTTACATCTGCATCCTTAACTGTTACTGTTTTAGCCGACCAAGTGGGTTGCGGTGCCGTAAAAAATTTAAGATCAGTTCTTTGTCCAACTTCTATGTTAAGTTGTTTACTCTTAGGTGACGACGAGCGTTTCTTTTTGCTGGTAGTTTTTTCAGGTATAACAGTTATAGTTTTACCTTCTTCGTCTACGTAAGTTTCAAACGGCTTATCTTCTTTAGGCGCAGCCTTCTTCTTGGGCGCAGCCTTTTTCTTGGGCGCAGCCTTTTTCTTAGGTGCAGCCTTCTTAGCCGGTTTCTTTTTACGTTCTTCCCTTACATCTTTAGCCGTTTTTACTTTTTTTACTGGAGTACGCTCTCTTCTTTCTCCTGTAGCAGTTCCAGTAACATTATCGCTAACAGCTGCCAACTGCTCGGCAGCAAACTCCGCAGTTCCTGTGGTATCTTCTCCGGTAGGTGCAGCGGCATCATCATCTCGTTTTCGTAGAGTAACTGCATCGCGTACTCTACTTGTTGCTGCGTCAAGATCCCTAGCTGAAATTGTGTCTCCGAATAGATTAAGTTGTTCCGCGTTTTCATCTGCTACCGTATCCTCTACAACTTCTCCTTCTACAACTGCGGGCGAAACGTCACCTTCTGCAGAAGCAGTGAGTGGCTCTTCTGCAGGTGCGGGTGTAATGGTAGGTTCTTCTACAACTGCGGGCGAAACGTCACCTTCTGCAGAAGCAGTGAGTGGTCGTCTTTCAAATATATCTGCTTGTTCTTCAGGAGCCGTAGCTAATAACCTGTTAATACCAGATTTTGCTGCTTGTGATGTTCTTGGGCGACCAGCAAAGGTTGCTAAATCTTGACGTACTTCTGGATCATTAAGATCCTTATCTATAATACGTTTACGTATAGGAGCTTTTGGAGGAAGACCTATATCATTAAGTGTTTCTTCATTCAGAATGCGTGGTTCGGGAGCAGGGGCAGGGGCAGGTTCTGTTGATGTTTCTGCAAATGGTCGTCCCATACCCGGCAAAGATCCTTGCGTAGGTACTACTTCCGGCGCTGCTTCAGGCACTACTTCCGGCGCTACTTCAGGGACTACTTCAGGGACTACTTCAGGGACTACTTCCGGCGCTACTTCTGGCGTTACTTCTGCTGGTGCAAGAGTGCTTTCGTACTCAGCTATTTCAGCTTGTGTCTGTTCTTCAATTCTTTGTTGTTCAGCAATACGTGCAGGATCTGTGTCTCTTCTAGCAAGAGCTTCTTGAGCTGCAATAGCCATAGGAGTTGTGGCTTCTCTTCCTTCAACAGTTGCACGTATCTCTGCTTCTGCATCTTCTACAGGTTCAGGAGGTAAAGATTCTAAAAGCTCTCTTTCTTTTCTATCTAAAATAGCTCCTTCGATATCAAGACTAAGTTGCTCCCCTTCAGGTGTTTCTTGTACTTGTCTTTCAAATAAATCAAGCTGTCGATCATCTGGACGTTCGGGGACAACACCTAAATCTGTGTCAGGAGCAAATAATTCTGTTTGAGCGGGGGAGGCAGCAACAGGAGCACCGCCTAAATCAGTATCAGGAGGAAACAACTCACCTTGTGCTGCTTGTCCTTCAGTAGGTGGTCGATCACCTTTACGTGCTCCTCGACCAACAAAAGCATCTAATAACCCTTGGACGATTGCACCAGAACCAGCGCCAATAAGACCTTCTTCACCAGTACCTTTTAATATTTCAGCGTCTTCGTTATAACCTTTTTCAATAAGATTTTGAGCAATACCTTGTGCTGTTTCCTGTGCGCCCTCTATGCCACCAGTAGTAAAAGCGCGACGTATACGAGAACCAATACCATTTATTTCTGCTTTACCAAATTTATCAACTAAATCACCTACAACATCAGGTCCAAATTTTCTACTTAATCTGGCTAACGGAATAATATCAAAAGCACCGGGGATAGTACCTAGTAATGCTGCTCGGCCACGCTCTTCTTCCGTAGCATCCGCTGCACGTGCGCGTTCACTAGCTTCACCTGCCCCACCACTAAGAGCTATAGCAGCAGTAGTATAAGGTGCTGCCGGACCAGTAAGTAATGCGGGCGCAAAACCAAGAATAGAACCTACACCTTGCGCTAACTTTGCCGAAACGTCTTCGGGGTTAGCCAACTCAGGACGTATAGAATCAGCAACACCTTTAATAGCATCTCGTGCTGTAAGTTCAGCACCTTCGTCCAATAAGGCTGCTAAACCAAGAGCAGAGTTCTCAAGAGTGTTTACAAAACCAGCTCCAAGACCCTTATAAATATTTTCAAAAATATTATCGGTATCTTTTTCTTCTTCTGGTTTTCTTTCTGTACGATCTTTTAAATAGGCTTCGTAGTCTTTTCCTGCTTTATCTATAGCTTCTTCTGCTAAAAGAGTTTCAACAGCAGCTATAACTTGCTGTCTAGTAGCACCTTCAGGCCCATTTATTTCGTGAGTAGCCCCATCAGCAGTTGTTACTCTATACCTTGGCATTTAAAACTCATTAATTAAGGGGTAAAACCTTGCACAGCACTAGGTGGAGCACCGGGTTGAGTAAAACTTCCTGATAAACGACGCCTAATAAGTTTTTGAGTGTTTAAAAGAGATGTTCTAGTTTGTTTATTAGCTAATCTAGCTATTTCTGTTAGCCTTTTTATTTCAGCGTCTCTTTCTGGGCCTGTTAACTTCATAAGTTTTACATCAGCTTTTATTTTATCAATAACTGCTGATGCTACATTTACATCAACTTTTGCTAATTCTTTATCAACTTGTATCATAGCACCTAATAAAGTTTTCCTATCTGTAGCTTCTTTAGCCAGTTTATCAATATCCTGACCTCTTTTCATAATTTTACCGTTATATTCAGCTACTGCTATTTTAGCGTTAGCCCCAAGCTGTGCTATTGCTTTTTGCATTTTAAGCGCATCTTCTTGTTGTTCTGCGGTCATGTTAGCTTTAGTTACATCAAGACCTCGTTTTGCTGTATCTGATATTGATTTGCCTATGGAATTAAAAAGCGTTGTTTGAGCTGTAGTTGCATTTTGTCTATCCGCAGAAGTAATTTCAAATGCAGATCTGCCTTCAGCAAGTGCAGCTTTAGCAACATCAATATCAGCTGATGTGCCTTTTTGTTCTATAGCTTGTTCTGCTTCAAGATCTGCTCGATTTTGTAGTTGTTCTGCTCTACGTCTGTCAGTAGCGGCTCTACCTATATTAGCAAGCGCTCCTTCGCCGCCAGCGTAAGAAAGAAGGTCATAAAGATTATTACTTTTACGATCAGCGGCAAGCCTTTGATTTAACGCTTGTCTATCTTCTAGTTGTTTACCATATAGGTCAGCAATACCGGATCTGTTAAGGTATTTATCTGCCGCCCCCCGTGCTGTTGTTCTTGCAGCAGTAGGATCTTGATCTACACGAGATTGTAATCCAAAAGCTGCACCGCGCATAAGCCCTTCGTTTGATGCTGCTCTACCTTCTAAATTTGGATCTAATGCAGCGCG